TGCTCAACATGAGGCAACAACTAGAAGTACCGCTCAACAAGCACGTCTTGCTGAAAGATCTGCAAAAGCAAGTCATGGAAGAACAATGCACTTTGCAGAGAGCGTCCATGCCTTTGCACAACCAGGCACACAAGTGTCTGTAAAGTATGGAGATGCGTCTGCAAGTTATACCTCTAAAATGCCAACTCCTACTGCTGTTTCAAAACCAGGAAGAGTTCCTGTTAAGAAAGTAAGAGGCGGAAAGAAAGTTCCGTAATGGCTGGTGCAATAGACAGAGGCCATCAGTCCTATAATGATTTTAACTCTGGTGCTGAATCAAAACAAGCGCCGCTATCTGCAATTGATAAAAAGATTTTAAACTTTGCTATGAAAGTTTCAAGGAATCCAGCAATAAAGACTCATGGTCAGATACTACGTAATTTTGGTATGTACCCACCTGAGTTCTGGACTCGTGCTCAAAACCTGTCAGATCACCCAGAGGTTGACCCACAATCTAAGGAACAACTGTCTAGGATATTTTCTGAACCATCACGTCCAGGACCAATGACTGGTGGGGCACCAATAAATACAAACAGCAAACAGTTTTCTCATGGAGTGGAGTGGTAATGAAATGTGTCAATTGTGACAGACGGGCAATGTTTGAGTATAAGATCTCAAAATTAGAATCTATTTTGTATTGTGGTAAGTGTTTGCCTTCCTTTTTAAATGAGCGTAAAAAAGCAGGATTGTTAACTATTACTGAAGAGTACAAGGAAGATCAGACATCAGCACTTGCGGCTTTAAAACCTGCAACTACTGAACCTGTTGAAGCACCAAAGAAGAAGGCTGCACCTAAAAAGTCGGCAAAGTAAATGAAGTTAATTCGCAAGTTTGCGGTGCAGGGCCATGCTATCCCAAAATCTTCTCATACTCCTAGAGGTCCGTTTCCTCCAGAAGTTTTAGCAGGACCACAAATGGAGCAGGACCTTGAACATGCTGATTCTTTACATGTGGCATTAGATGATGTTAGGTTTTTTAAATGTAAAGATTGTGAACGTATTTTAGAAGAGTTAGAGTTAGAAGAGCATCAATGTGATGAGTGGGATGATTAAACCCTGACATTTTACCTATCTTCTTGGATACTTACTTTTAAGGGTCCCCTAAGCGCATGGGGAAAATAAACCTCTCTAGAGAAAGAAGAAAACATGGCAGTAAATAACAACGGTAATCTTTTAGATACCGCTGGTGAAGTCGCAATTGATTTTGTATGGGGAAATCTTCCTATGCAACCAAACGACGTTCGTCCAAATGCCGTAAGTGCAGTTGGCACACCAGGTCGTCTTGATCCATTATTAGATAATCACATCACCGCTCTATCTGGATGGGGTGGATATCCTTTATTTACCGCAAACAGTGCAGGAGAAGATGTCGCAGGTCCAACCGATTACGTACTTGTACCAAGCGTAGTTGGTTTAACAACAGCAGAAGCAACTGACGCAATGAAAGATGCAAGTCTTGTTCCAACAACTGCAACAGCAGCAACAAATGCTGCAAAGACAGTAACTGCTCTACAACGTGATGCAGGTACAACCGTTCTTCAAGTTGCTGTAGCAAGTCACGGCTATTCTATTGGTCAAAAAGTAACACTTGCAGGACTTAGTGCTGATTTCAATGGAACCTATTCAGTTACTACTGTTGCAAGTGCAAACCAAATTAACGTAACAACAACTGCAACTACTGCATATAACGCATCTAGTCTTTCTGGAACCGTTGCTGGAGTTGCAGGAACTATAAAGACTCAATCAGTTGCAGCAGGAGCAAACAACATCTCTGTAGGTGCAGCAGTAACAATTACACCATTCGCAGCAGCATCTTAATCGGAGTCTAAATAGACAAATGGCACGTATTGCAGGTGGAGGAGCGGCTCGTCGTAATAAACGGGCTGCTCTTCCTTCTGCTCAAGAATTATTAGGAGCGTTTTACGGTTTAGGCTCTAAACAAACCGCAGGAATTTCTAAAATAACAGGATCAGGCGCCAGTATGTTTGCTGGTCTACCGACAGCAAGTTCTGTTGGTGAATTTAGTGAGTTTATATCTTTAACTAAAGCAAATGACACAATGCGTTATTACACTGGCACAAAAAAAGTTGCAAACTTAGCGGGAGAAGCATTAGCCCCAAATCTTGATAGTGATGTTTATTATGTAGACAAAGATGGAAACTTTGTTGATAGGTCTGTTTATCGCCAGTCTTACGATGTTGATGAGGACACAGGTGAGTTGATTGTCCCTGGTGAAAGAGGACCTCAATTTGGAGAGTCCGACGCCCCTGCTCCCATAACAGTTGTTCCAACTAGTACCTCTGATCCAGCACGGCCACGTACCGTCGCCGCAGGCTACGACAATACCCGTGAGGTTATTACAGTTGTGTTTAGAGATGGAACCTTCTACAATTACTATGAATGTTCGGCAGGAGATTGGCAAAAGTTTAAGTCTGTAGTATCTAAGGGCCAGTACATCTATACGTTTCTAGATTACAAACCTCGTGGCGCTGCGGATGTCTCTAGTTTATCTGCAAATGCTAGAAAAACTTTCTACAGGTTTACTCGTGCTGCTCAATTAAACTATGGAGGACGTCCGCCTAAGAAAAGGAAATAATGCCCAAGGTACATAAAGTTGGACCAAAACATTTCGTACAATTAACAAATTTTCCTTTTAAATGGGGTTTTAAGTTCTTTGTTCGTGGCTGGACTCAAGAAATTGAGTACCCATTTCGCACATCTACTCCCTTTATAGTACGCTTGCCACGATATAAAGCATTAGTGTTTGGAAAGTGGACTGGTACAAGAAATGAAGAAGAAGCATTAACCATGGCACTAGGAAAGCGGGAAGTAACCTACGATGATTTTACGGAAGAAGCAGGATGGACACCAGCCCCAGACTCGGATCGAGAAGCGGGTGGCAATAATCCCTACTCCAGATTTGATCTCATGGATGGAGCAGTCGATGTATACGATTGGAAAACACATTACAATCTGGCAAAGACAACAGAGTGAAGTAGATCTTGATGAAATATTAATGGGAGCAGAAGCCTTCCATGCAATTGCTAAAGAGTTAAAGCGTAGATCTAAGTCTGTGCTATGATTAACTGTCTTACTCTCTTACAGGTCAGGCGTTAACCCATCCTTGGTGATGGGTTTCGCTGTTTAATAAGGACATAATGGAATCTAAATACGACAAAGATAAATTTGAAGAGATTAGTCCTGAGTTTTATCAGGCTGAAGAAAAACCTGTAGAAGATCCTGTAGAAGATTTACTTGATGAGTTATCGCAAAAATTTGTAAATACATTAATAGATAAGATGATGGACTTTTTAAAAGTTCTTGTTGGGCATGATTTGCATGCTTATCAAAAGCCTCTGGCCCGTCGTATTATGGAATCAGTAATTATTAACGACGGTGAAGAAGTAACTGCTCTTGCTTCACGTCAGTCTGGTAAGTCTGAAACCGTTGCGGACACTGTAGCCACACTAATGATTCTTTTACCTCGTCTTGCTAAGTTATACCCTGATTTACTAGGTAAGTTTAAGGACGGAGTTTGGGTTGGGTTATTTGCTCCAACTGAATCTCAGGCCGAAACATTATTTGGTCGTGCTGTAACTCGTTTAACCTCTGAAAGAGCCGTAGATATTATGGGAGATGTTGAGATTGACGATTCTGCAATTCGTGTTGGCGGTGTAACTAGACAATTAAAATTAAAGAAATCAGGTTCAACAATAACCATGATGACTGCAAACCCACGAGCAAAGATTGAATCTAAGTCTTTTCATTTGATTGTTGTAGATGAGTGTCAAGAAGCAGATGACTTTGTAGTTTCTAAATCTATTTCTCCTATGCTTGCATACTATGCAGGAACCATGGTTAAGACAGGAACTCCCACTACAAGTAAAAATAACTTTTATAGATCTATTCAATTAAATCGCAGACGTCAAACTACCAAAGGTAACAGGCAAAATCATTTCCAATGGGATTGGAAAGATGTAGCAAAATTTAATCCAAACTACGAAAAGTTTATTCGTAAAGAGATGTTGCGTATTGGAGAAGAGTCTGATGAGTTTCAAATGTCTTATAACTGTAAGTGGCTCTTAGAAAGAGGAATGTTTGTTACCTCTTCAATTATGGATGACTTAGGCGACACATCTCAAGAACTTGTCAAGGTATGGCACAAGACCCCAGTTGTTGTTGGTATTGACCCTGCTCGTAAAACTGACAGTACAGTTGTTACTGTTGTTTGGGTTGATTGGGATCGTCCTGATGAGTTTGGTTATTTTGATCATCGAATTCTTAACTGGTTAGAAATGCAAGGAGATGATTGGGAAGAACAGTATTATCAAATAGTAAACTTCTTAAGTAACTATGATGTTCTCGCTGTTGGTGTAGACGCTAATGGTGTAGGAGATGCTGTTGCCCAACGTTTAAAACTTTTATTACCAAGAGCAGAGGTTATGTCTTTAACTTCTAGCCCATCTGAACAATCAAAACGATGGAAACATCTACAGGCGTTAATTCAACGTAAGATGATTGCGTGGCCCTCTCATGCAAAAACTAGGCGCTTACGTACATGGAAACGGTTTTATCAACAGATGGTTGATGCAGAAGTACAATATAAAGGTCCAAATTTTCTTGTAGCAGCCCCCGATGAATCCTACGCACATGACGATTTTGTAGATTCTTTATCCATTGCTTGTTCCTTAACCCAAGACTTAGTAATGCCAGAAGTAGTAGCCTCTAGCAATCCTTTTTTCTAGTTAAACAACAATTTAGACCAAAAAGGGTGGAAACTATTACCAAGGAAAAGGCCTTTCCCAATTCAATCCTTAAGGAGTCATAAATGACAATATCACCAGCACCTCGCTTCCCAGAGCGTGCACCACAGGTTTATGAGCGCAAGGGTGCAGATAATGCAACTCGCCGTGGACCACTACGTTTTGAAGAGGGTGTCGCAACTGATACCGATATTCCAAACGATTTTCAATTAGGAATGCAACAAGGTTCAGCCGTCGCTGCAGGTCGTCCAAATCGTAATGCACCAGTTCATACAAAATCTGCTGCAGAAACACTTGCTGAACGTGCTCACGTAGGTTCTGCATCATGGACAGAAGCACCAACATTTCTTGGTGAGTTTGCTCATGGAACAATGAACGACTACTCAGCAGCACAGATTGAGACAGTTGCTCGTTCAGGTGGACGGACTCAACGTCAGTCCCCAACAGTCGTAAACGACTAAGTTACTTATTAACACCCAACTCCGTTCATACTATAGGGTATGAGCGGAGATTGGTCATCTACGGAGGAGACGTAAATGCGTAAGCCTGCTAACCCAAAACTGTATGCGATGTTTGTTGCTCAAGCACGAGCCAAATATTCTAATTATCCAAATCCTGGTGCATCAGCATGGGTAAGTAAAAAGTATCAACAAGCAGGCGGACAGTATGTCGAAACAACTGAAGCAAGTCGTCGAGCAAATATGGCTAAGAAAAAACAAGAAAACGCAAAAAATAAAGAACGTGAAAGTAAAAAAGACACAAAGAGTTCTAAAAAAGAAAAAGATAAAGGCAAGAAGTAATGTCATTTTTGGACTTTAGTCCGCCGTCATATAGAGCGGCATCATCTGATTTAACTATTTCTATTTCTCCACTTGGATTAGTAGAACTTGCTGACGAAGAATTTGAAGTTCACGGTCCTCGCCTAAACCGTTATTCACTAAATTGGGCAATGTATCTAGGTCACCATTGGGGGTATCGTCGTGAGCAAGGCGAAATGCAAATCGCTGTTAACTACTATAGGGCGTTTAATGATTATCTTTCCCGTTTTACTTTTGGTCGTGGGGTTCATTATAGGTCTCCGAAAGCGACTGAAGCGATTGTACCTGACAGGTTGGAACGGGTTTGGACGGTAGATAATGACAAGATGCGTGTCCTACTTGAAATGGGACAACAAGGCGGAATTACAGGAGATTGTTTTGTTAAGGTAGCATACGAAGAACCTTGGACAGACTCTGCAGGATTACTACATCCTGGTCGTGTTCGTATTCTTCCCATGAACTCCTCTTTTTGTTTTCCAGAATTTCATCCACACGACAGAACAAGATTATTAAGATTTAAACAAAAATATCGTTTCTGGGGTACATCTTTAGAAGGTACTCGTCAAGTATTTACTTACACCGAAATTCTTACTGACGATATTATTGAAGAGTATGTAAATGATGAACTAATTGATTCACGTCCAAATCCTTTGGGCGTAATTCCTGTAGTTCATATTCCTAATGTTCCTGTTTCAGGATCGCCGTGGGGTCTCTCGGACGCACACGACATCATCACTATAAACCGTGCATATAACGAAATTAGCACTGATGTTGCAGACATCATTAACTACCACGCATCGCCAGTAACGGTAATCGTGGGTGCTAAAGCCTCTAACTTAGAAAAGGG